CCTGGAAGGGCTTCCGCGCCGATGAGCGTGTCGCTCAGGTGACGCTGAACGTAAACATGGCGACAAGCACCGATCCGAAAGCAATTCGCGCCGAAGCAATCCGTCTGCGCGATGTGTTGAAGCTTGGCAATTATCAGTACGGCCAGCAGACCTGGTACGTTTCCTCTGAAATCGTCTCCAACCTGGAGCAGTATTTCAGCGACAACTTCCAGTCTCGCACCGTGCTACAGGAACTCCTGACCCTGACCGGCATCGCAGCTATCAAAGAAGATGCGAAACTTCAGGGTAACGAAATCCTGATTGTTCCGCTGCAGGCTGGCGTAGTTGCTCCGATTGTAGGTCAGGCCATCGGCACCGTTGCCGACCCGCGTCCGTTCTACAACAGCGATTACATCTGGCGCACCTGGGGCGCAATGGGCCTGATGGTCAAAACCGACATCAACGGTCACTACTCCGTGGTTCACGCCACCGGCGAAGCGACCAGCTAAGGAAGCGATATGGCACTGGTAAAAGTTATCTCATCAAACCTTTTTGCCGGTGCCAATTTCCAGAAGCTGGAGATTGGCTCTGAGGTGGAGGTTGCCGATTCAATCGCCGAGCGATGGGTTAATGCCGGTCTGGCTGAGTACCTGGAAGAGCGCCAGCTGGAAGTCGCCACACCCAAGCGCGGACGGAAACCCAAAGATAAGGAGTGACCATGGCTATCACGCCAATCACAGCAGCGCAGGTTAAACAGCAGCTGTCATCCCTCGGTTACTCCATCCCTGATTTCATCATCGACGCATATCTCTGCAAGCTCAGCACTATCGAGCAGTGCCTGGAGGCGTCTGGCTACGACGAGTGTGACGTCGTGCTGATTCAGGTATATGCCGTCTCTCTTATGGCCTTAACGGCATACAGTCAGCGCATTAAATCGCAGTCAGCGCCTTCAGGGGCGTCGCGGTCATTCGACTATACCGGCGATGTGCTTTCGATGCGTGACGCTCTTCTGTCACTGGATAAGAGCGGATGTACGGCGTCGCTGCCGATTGACGTGGGTAGCCGCGTCGGCTTCTTTGATGTTGTTGGGGGCTGCTGATGTGTGAGAAAGAGCAGAAACCTAAAAATCCCGACGAGGAGCCGTGGGAGTATGAGGATTACCACCTATGAGCTCAGTAGCTAACTGGTCATACACCGCGACAGCGACAATATGGCGAAAACTGGATGGTCAGGACGACTACGGCGACCCGCTCGGTTATGCAGCGCCTGAGCAGATTCTTTGCGGCTATGAAGGCGGCCTGAGCAAGCGCATCGGCGGTATTGGTTCAGAAATCGTTGCGAAAAACACAATCTGGACTGAGTACGCACTGGCTAAGGCTGGCGATTATGTGCTGATTGGCATTTCCGACCTGGCTGACCCGAAAGAAGTCGGAGCTGATGAGGTTCAGCAGGTGCTTCGCTATGAAGACACCTTCGAGCGCATCGCCGACGACTACGCCATCATAACAGGAGTCTGATATGGCCGGTAAAGTTCGCGGCATTGCCCAGGCGAAAGCTAATCTGGACGCGCTGATTAATGACGTGCAGGGGCGCAAGGTCGTCAGGGCCGTGCAGTCAGCACTGTTAATCGGTGGCGCGCAGGCAGCGTTATACACCCCAATCGACACATCAACGCTTCTGAACAGCCAGTTCCGGGAGATTGACGCTAACGGCACAAAGGTAACCGGCAGGGTGGGCTACTCGGCCAACTATGCGGTTTACGTTCACGATCCGAATGTTCCGCAAACCTTCCGCCGCGCCACAGCCCGCAAAGAGTTCCTTACCAAGGGCTTTGAGGACACCAGAGACCAAATCGACCGGGTTATGAAGCAGGAGCTGTCTCTATGAATCCGCCAATGCATACGCGCGTGCGTAACTACTTCATGAATGCTGGCCTGACGGATGGCTTTAAGGTTCAGTTGCTGATGTGGACCGACTCAGGAACGGAATCTGACCGGTTCATGGTGTTTCGTCCAAATGGCGGCAGTAATATCCGCAATGGCCTCGGCAATGAGCAGTACATCCTGGTCGACGTTATCGGCGCAAAAGGTGGCAATGCTTTTGTTGATGAGCGCGTGCAGCAGATAGTCGATTACGTCCAGCAAAACCCCATGACCGATGATTGCGTCGGTTATCTCCAGAATATGGGCGCTATGCCCGGACCAGTTCTTACAACCGAGGGACGCCTTGTCTATCGGCTTCAATTCGTCGCCACCTACGGCGATTAATTAAACGTCAAAGAGGAAGTAACATGGCTAATTGCCCAACCAGCAACGAACGCTTGTTCGGTGGCGCTATTGTGCTTGAAGTTGCCGACGGCTGCCCGGATACGGTGCCGCTTGAATCGGAATGGAAAGCGCTGGCCGCCGGTACGTCAAAAGGGTTCGACTTCAGCCCGAACACCGTGACCAGTGATGCTGACGATGGCGGCGGCTTTGTCGAGAGCATCACCACAAACTCCGACTTCACCATCAGCTTTGAAGGTGAGGTGCGTAAAAACGACAAGCTCGACCAGTACGGCATCGGTCGTTTCATCAAGTACTTCGCTAGCGAGCTTAAGGCCAAGCGTCAGCCTGGTATCTGGGTTCGCATGGAATACGGCCCGGTGACCTTTCAGGGTTACATGGTTATCACTGCCCTCAGCTCTGACGGCGGCACTAACGACATCGTGACCTTCTCCACTGAGTTCAAAGTGGGTGACTCCAGCACCGTGCAGGTTACTGATACCTCCGAACCTTCCAGCTAAAACACAGCGGGGCGCAAGCCCCCTTTCTGAGACAGAGATATGCAGGTTCTGATAAA